ACGATACCCTTCTACGTTCCTAATTTTAAGCTTAAAGTTTGCACCTTCCCAAAGATCGAAAGGATTAACTGGCTTTTCATCTTCGTACTTTGGTTCCATTGCATCTTTAAGCTTTTCAAAAATCTTCTTACCATACTTAAATAAAAATACTTTACCTTCATTTTCAGGATGTGCTGTATCCTTTACTACATAAATGTTACTATAGTAAGAAAGTCTTCGTTTCTGTTTACGAACTAATTCCTTGTTTGCTTCAATGCCTGAATTCCAAAGCTGGGTGTTGTGCTCTGATACAGGATCTTTTTGTCCAAGTGTGGTCAGAGACTTTTCAATATACCAGCCTCCCGGGCCTTGAAACCCGTGATCCCATACTCTAACAAAAGGAACATCTTCCCCGGTAGGTGCCGGAAGAAAACGAATAACAGCATATCCGTTACCTGCCTTATCTACCTCGGGCTTCCAGAATCTATCGTCGTCTTGGGAACTTGTTGTTTGATTGAGCTTACTAAACTCGTTGCTGAGACTTGCAAAAACCGTTTGACGGTTCTTTTTTAGTGAACTAAAGTCCATTTACTTCTCCTTATTAACGTTGTATGCGATGTATACTTCTTATCCACTTTGTACATAATGATAAGAGTATTTATATTAACTGCTTTCACTGAATTTATCAAGAACAAGAGATCTATATTTTTCTAAATCTATTGTAAAGAATGGTCTGTATTTCTTAAGCTTTTGATATTCATTTGGCCAGACTAACTTATCATCTATTTTTCTATTCCATGCTCTAAAAAAGCTCAAAAGGTCTTCAAGAATAAGAATTGTCTCTGGGCAAATTTGTTTGCGTAGGTATAACTTTAATAGCTTTGGATGCTGGCCGTCTACAACCAAAAAGTTATTATTAAAATCAGTATCAAGCTTATCCAAGTCATTGCGGAAGATATAAGAAAGACTTTCCATTCGCTTCCGCCACGCCATGTATGTTTTTTCTGCAACTTGTTCGTTGACGAGATCTCCAACCCAACAATCTCCCTCTAAAAAATTAGAAGCTAGGTAGTTAATACAGTCGTTGTGCTTTGATAATTTATGGAAGAAGTACCTATCACTTCTCTTCTCAAAGGATTTGGCACTAGCTCTAGTTCTGCCATTATATTTAAAGTAGTCGTACGTTTTAGAGCCAAAATGATTTTTTAGTGCAATATAAGTTTTATACGCGTTAAAAGCGTCCATTTTTAAATACATAGCCTTGCTGTCTAATATATCTTTCACGCATTGTAGATGCTTTACGCATCTCATTAGTCTCATCAACCATAGCCATAAATCCTATTGCTTCCATTGCACCACACCAATACTCAATAGGCATGCAATTAACGTGATGATGCCCGGGTTGATTTGGTAGCGCATGGGTCATTGCAACGTATTTGCAGTGCTTAAATGTTTCAAGAAAATTTTGCATGTACTTTTTTTCTACATGCTCTACAAACTCAACGGACCAAGCTAGATCAAAAACAGTATCTGGAATATAAGGACCGGCACAGTAGTCATGAATAATAATATTACTCATAACATCTTGCTCTCTTTCAACCTTGTCGTCGCCGTCAATACCGGTTACAACAAGGTTCTTTTCTTTCGCAATCTTAATCATTCCTCCGGGGCCACACCCAACATCTAACATAGTTTTGATATTGAGTTTATTAATTAAATAACTTAATGCACCGTCGTCAACATGAGTCTCCCCTTCGTGTCCGCCTAGGTGAGAAGGTAATCCTTCTGGATGTTGATATGTTGGAGGGATGTTAAAATTATATTCTACAAGGGGTTCGCTCATATAGGTAACTTTCCACTTTTAGGTAAATAGTTTAAATTTTCAGCTTCAAATTGAATCTTAGCTTTCATTTTTGCGCTGCCTTTAATTAAAGAGGCAGCAGTCTCTATTTCAATATCATTTGCATTACAATAATACATTACAGCTTCAATATACTCCATCTTTTTTTCTTCTACTAATTTATCTATTTCATGCATAAACTGAGTAGGAGATTTAATAGATTTAATCTCTACATCATCAAGTTGCAATAGATACGATTTTTTATCTTCTTGTTCGCTCATTATTTAAATACTACCATACCAAGCAAAACTGCTTGAACAAAAAACCCTACGCCGATAGTAATAATATTAAGCATGTCTCTCTTTATGAGAGCTTTAACAAAAAATAACAATAGACCACCCCATACAAATAAAACTACATCCAATGCAGGTAAAGTATCTGATACTCCAATAATTAATGCTAGTAATGAAGGAATAGTAGCACAATGAATAAGCATTGTGCCTAGCCAGCCTACTCCTTCAGCTGATAAATGAGAGGCTTTTTCAGCTAGATAGTCTCTAGCTTTTAATGCTAGAGAATTTATTCTATCTAAATTTAATACTTTTTTATTTGTAGAAGATGTGGCGTCCAATTTTACCTACCTTTTCTTTATTCCATTTAGGGTTAACATAATCTGCATGATAGTAAAGAGCGTCTTTAAGTCCATTAAGACGAAAATTTTCTAGCAATACCTTTTTAGCGACTTCGTAACTTTCATTAAATGCAGCTGGATTGACAGGCCTGTTTTTATGAATAATATCACAATACCAGGAAAATTGACAGACTGTTTTTTTGTAAAAAAAATTTTTCTGATAAACTACCTGGCAAATGTCTTTTGGAAATCTAGGATCATTTGCTCTGTTAATAGTTACTTGGGCAACTGCTACCTTTCCTTCAAATGGTTCGTATCCAGCTTCTTTATAAATGTTTAGTGCTAAACAATCTAACTGTTTAACTCTTTGCTCTGCGGTATAAGTTGCTGGAATTCCGTTTAAACTAAACGAATTAATTTTTTGCTTAAATGTAGTAGTTACCAAGGTAAATACTAACAGGGTGCATATAGCGTAAATGAACGATTTCAGCACCAGTGTAGTTTTATCGTCTAAAGTGTCTACTGACTTTAGCATATAACCTCCAGTTTGTTTAGGAAACTTAGATAGCCTTGTGAGTTACTTCGGCTTTTTTAAATCCAAGTTGTCTAGCTTTCCAGTCATTTTGTTCAAAGCCTGCTAGACATTCCCATTCGTTGCGATGACGATCGAGAAACTTATATACGTTTTCCCAATCGGTGCTAAGGATGAAGTATTCCAACTCCTTTTTGTGTTGTAAGAATTCATGATAAGTTTTGGTATCAATTTCAATATGTAAAACCTCGGTTAATTTACCACTATTATCTACGAAGTCTAAATTAAAATCAAGCCCCCACTTCGAAGTGGCGTGTAGTAAATACACTAACTTAGAGCATTTTTTCTGATTGCTGATCAGCTGCTCTCTTGCCTCATCAATAAAAGAACATCTATGTAGTATTAAACTATGATCAAGTAAAAAGTTTTCACTATCTACTTCAAACCACGGTTCCTGCCAGCATCTATGATTAAGGCAAGTATTTAAAAACGGCTCAAACCCGTTTACAAAATAGTATTCCTGCTCTAATTTTGTAAGCTCGAATCCGTCTTTATCGTAATACTGAACACTATCATTAGTAATTAAATTAGCTTGTAAGGGCCTGGAGCAGTATGCGTATTCAGTATGAAAAGGGTTAAGCAACCTAAACATAAGAATATTTAGGTTGCCGGAATTTTAAAGATTAACGAATAGTGGCGTTTATGACGACTGCGTTAGGATCTTCAAGAGTCTTAGCGATACGATCCTTTACAGATTGATCACTAATTGAGTTTGATATCATCTTAGACCTATCAACTTGAGATGCTGGTCTAATTGTAATCTGATCATCTACTGAAGATGACTTATCTAATTCTTTAAGCCTCTCTTCTCGAGATTTAGAGTTATCTTTCTGAGTGAGTCGACGAGCATCGTTGTTACTAATTTTAAGCATTACGTAAGCTCTAAAATGATCCCCCTCACGTACAACTGCGATATGCTCACGAGTAAAGAAATTAAGCTCTTGATTGATACGAACCTTAGAGACTCGGTCAATTTCTCGCTGAACCTCCTTGACACCGTGACCGGACTCTAGAGCAGTTTCCCTTGTTAGACTGTCAACTTTTGTTCCTAGTCTTTCTGCCAGTTGAACTTTAGCATTAAGGGTAGCTTTATCAATAGCAAATTGCATATCTTTACTTACATCAGTTGCAGTCACTGTTATAGCTCCGTCAACTGGCTTTTGTAAAAACCATTTAGGTATTTG